TTTAAAATAACTTTACTCGCTTCTTTACCTCTTTTAACGTTCGGATATTTTAGCCTAAAAAGATTGGGATGTTTAGAAAATAAAAACGAGTGTAAAGATGAAAAAGTTAAACACACTGTATTAACAAGTACACGTTTGTTAAGTAATATGGATATGATAATATTCATTGCTATTTTTTACACATTTTTATTGAAAAAATAATATTATGTAGTTAGTAAAAATGAGTTTCAATACTTACATTATAAATTTAAAAACCGAGCCGGAACGTATAAAAAAACAAATTCCATCACTTAAGAAAGTTGGTTTAGATCCTATTGTTATCGAAGCGGTAGATGGAAAAACACAAACAAACAATGAAAATTTAACCTTTTTTTGTAAATATTTTCGTCCCTTTTCCGTAATTGGTTGCGCGCTAAGCCATTACAAAGTATGTTCTCACTTTCTAGAAAACGACCAAAATGACATATGTCTGATTTTGGAAGATGATGCTTTTCCTTTATTTAAAAATAAAGATGTATTATCACGAATATTAAATCAATTTTCAACCGTTCAGTGGGATAAAATACAATTACATTGTGATAATATAAGGGAAAAAGGGTGTGAAGGTACAGTAAGTAAAACATATTCCAATTCAACTGCTGCCTATTTCGTTTCCAAAAAAGGAGCACAAAAAATTTTAAAGGGAAAAATTGACTCGCATTTTGACAGAGATTTAAATTCAAGAAAGGAACTTATACGACTTAAAACTCCACATAATTATTTTTATACTGATGAAAGTGTATCTTCAAATAGAAAAAATTATTTTTTTTTAAAGTATTTTGAAAAAATCCCTTATGCAGTTGGTGAAAAAAATGTCTCCCACCATTTAGGATTTAATTGGTATAGAATTCCATTTGTAAATATTAATATAAATAAGTTTCAAATTCGACTATTTCAACTTATTTTAGTAATAAGTATAGGAATCATACTTATTTCACGAAAAAAAAAAACTAGTTAGGCTTGACACCATTCGTGGATGGGTGAATGTTTAGAGTTACACAGGGTCTCGAGAATGTACAAACTTTCGTTAACTTTGGGAAGAAGTTCCCCAAAATCTATCAAAGTGTCGGTACCGTCTGTTAAAAGTTGTCTACTGTCTTTCAATGTGATGCTTATGTAGGAAGTCATAGCAACCATCATCCAAAACATTATAAAAGTTAAACCAAAATGAGCATAATAAATAATAATGTTGCATCGGTTTGGTCGCTGTTGATGATCATCTACAAATAAACGTTCATCCATTGTTTTTACTAAAGAGTAATATTATTATTAAAAGAATGATTCTTTTAATAATAAATCATGAGTCGTGACGACGTACTTCTCGTTATTAAGAAACAGAGGAAATATTATGTTCTACATACATCCGCAAGCTGGCACTGGTGTTCGGAGGAGTATATCAATCTGATAACTCCCGAGAGTAAATATACATATTCGCGACCCCGGGCACTCGTCATCGCCCACAATAAACAAAAAAAAATGGATACAGAATACGGAGTTGTAGAGATTACTCTTTCTTCTTCTTAAAAACCCAGAATTTCCTAAGCGGGTATGAAACAACAAAAAATAAAAATGATGCTATTAATATTCTTAAAAGAGTTGTATTTATTTTTTTAAAATTTTTCAATATATATATAAATAAAATTTGATTAGAAATAATTGTTAAAAATTCCTGAATTACAAAATTTAAAAATTTATGAAAATTATTATTTTCACTTTTGAATGTTTTAATTTGAAAAAGAAAATTTAAAATAATTCCTAGAAAATTTCCAATTAGATTTGAAAGTTTTAAATTTATTTTTTTATCCAAGAAATATGAAATTAAAATAGAAAATAGTTGGGATGTACTTCCCCCGATGGAACTTTTTATAATTGTTTTCATTATTTAATATATATTATATATAAATAATATGCTGTATGAATAATGGGATCATTCTTTACGCCCCCACGACCGCCGGGTTAAACCCCTGTTTGACGTGTTTCACTGCGTATACTATTAGAACTATTATCACTAGGAGTGAGAAAACCAACTCCCATATGGTTTTAGTCTTTCTTTTTTTCATTGCCTCTGACGGGTTTTTGTCTCGGTTAATCGTGTTAATAATTATACTGGTGTAATATATGTTTGAAATACCCCATAATATTAGAACTATAGTTAATGGCACGAGCATTTCTGTTATGTTTTATATATATATATATATTTTTTTTTCGAACGGCTAAATCCGGTGATCCCCCCCCCCCAAAGAAAAGAACTGATTCAATTATAATACTTAAAAAAAAATGTATATATATAAAAAAAATGGTAGATTTAATATTTCCTGTAATAATTTTAACAATTTTTTTTATAGGATTACCAATTGTTTTTATATGTTGCCTAAAAACTGATAAGTATGAGTTGACATAAACTTTATGAATAAAGGTGTATAAAAAAAGATTAAGTCTCCTGAGGACCAAAAAGGTAATAAACACCGCAATGGGTTCCTACTGTCCAATCTGCGACCAATTTGTTGACAACCTGGACGATTGCGAACTTCCATACGGTGGCGCCCCTGCTCCCCGCTACGCTGAATACCTTGAGCTCTACGAACCCGACCCGCGTGCGCTCCAAACCCCCCTCCCACTCGACGACAGCGACGAAGAAGAGAACCTCGATGTGCTAGAAAATCCGTACTATATTCCACCTTCTCTCCCTGAAAATTTTCAACTTTTTTTGCGCTCTTGTTCTCCCGCCAACTCCACCCGTAGTAAAACACAGCAGACACGCCAGCGCAAACTTAATCGGGCCATTTCACCGCTCTTGAATGAAATTCGGCAAATATATGGGATTGAAAACCAGCTGGTCATCATAGATCAGATTTATGTTATTCTTAAGGATAATATGGATGTTCTTAAGAAAAATGTAAAATTGTATGACGTTTCAAAGTTGAAGTTGGATGAGTTTATTCTGGATTTTCCCGTGGAGGCGGGATACCTGAAGACTCTGCGCAATCAGATGTTTGGGCAAAAGGTAGCCCCCATTTTTTAATTAATCAAGACAGGAAGAATCCCTACGCTTGTGAAAATGTGCCACCATAGATGTAAATTCCATTGTTTAAAATAGTCACATAAAAGTTGGTCGCTTAACCAGCACAGACCTCCTAAAATTGACAAGGATAAATATATTTTATTTTTTGTGACATAACATAAATAACAACTTAAAAACACAAAAACACTTAGTAAAAAAATAAATTTTTGGTAAAAATTAATGTAAAGAAAAATTAAAATTGGTAAATAATATTTTTTAATTTGTTCTGGTTTATATTTTTCAATCCCAAATGTGATTGTGCTCAGCATTGCAATTTCATCCATCCATTGACCGTACCATCTTAAAGTACCGTGTAATACCATAGAACCTATTCCAACAAAAATAAGTCCGACTGAAATTTTTTTACTGTAACCACTACCTATAATGCCAATAATAATATAACATAAAGAACTCATAGTATTGTAATATTCCGCTATCCAAAATACACGTGTATATTTATCTTCACAAAATTGAACACTTATATCGCTTAGACCCCAGTAGTTATTCATAAGGTTATTATAGAAGAATAAAAATTTATTTCAAAAAAAAACATGTATGAAAAAAGATTAAGGACCGCGAGCGCTAAGGGTAAGAAAAGCTGGCAGTCATGGAAAACGCCTACCGACTTGCGATCAAGACTCTCCGCGGCCGGCTGATCAAGCCCTACCAGCGTGAAGGCGTGATGTGGATGTTGTGGCGCGAACTCATCACCTCCGGTCCGCAAGGCGGGTTCTTGTGCGATGAGATGGGATTGGGGAAAACCGTCCAGCTCATAGCGACGATGCTGGGCAACCCCCAAACTCGGACTTTGATAATTGTACCCAAGTCCATTGTCAATCAGTGGGTTGAGGAGTTGGTGCGGTTTGCTCCAGACCTGAAGGTGAAAGTTCACGAGGGTTCGTCGCGCTCAACAACACCCGAAAGTTTCGACGGGTTTCGTGTTGTGATTGCTCCCTATAGTGTTATGACCAACAAGTCGCGGGATCGGCGGGTATCTCGAAGCGATACGATCCTCCACAAGATCCAGTGGGACCGCGTGATCCTTGATGAGGGTCACGAGATTCGCAACCCTCGCGCGAAGGTAAGTATGAGCATTCGCGCGCTTCAGTGTAGAATTCGGTGGGTGGTGTCGGGGACGCCAGTCTACAACTCTGTCCGGGACTTCGTGACCCTGTGCGACTTTGTGGGGATCCGCAAGTCCCTGGTTCTGGGTTTCAACAAAAAAATTCAGGATACCTACGTTTTGCGCCGAACCAAAGAGGACGTTGCCAAGTTCAACCAGCGTCTCGCTCTGCCTCCGTGCGACTTCCAGAATGTTGAGCTTGAGATGTATACCGAAGAAGAGGCGCTTTACAATGACGTTTTCAAAGAAAGTCAGGGTAAGGTTAGGGCAGCGTGTAGGTCCATCCAAAATGCGGGTATGCGTACCATGGCAATGCTGGAGTGTCTTCTTCGGTGTAGACAGGCGATGATCCACCCCCAGCTTTATCTGAGTGGAGTGGCGCGGAAGAGTGGAGCAGATTTCCCGGAGGCGTGGGAAAGTCCGTGTCGCAAGACGGAATACCTTATGGAGTCGGTTTTTTCCCACCCCAAAGAAAAGTCTCTCATTTTCTCCCAGTTTGTAGAGGAGATGGACATCTACGAGGAACTTTTTACGGAGAACGACATTGAGGTTTACCGCATAGATGGCTCGATTTCAAAGGAGGACCGGATCCAGGCGCTTCGCGAGTTTGGGGAGACTTCGCGCCACTGTGTATTCCTGATCCAGATCAAGGCGGGTGGACAGGGTCTCAACATCCAAGATGCCACCAGGGTTTACATAACGAGCCCTTCGTGGAACCCCGCGACGGAACTTCAGGCCATTGCCCGGAGTCACCGAACCGGGCAGACGAGCCGGGTGGTTGTCCGCAAGCTGATGTATGGGGGTACCGAAGAAGTGCCAAGCGTGGAGCACTCAATTATGAATCTCCAGGGGCACAAGGCGGCTGTGAGTGCCCAGGTGCTCAACGACGAACGCCTTTCAAAAGTGATCCCCACCCATGTGAAAAAGGGGATCACAGTCCGCGATCTCAGAAAAATTTTCCAGGTATAGAGTATAAAGAAAGTTATAACAAATGGTTGTCGGTTCAAGAAGTCAAGTTTTTCACGGAAACGCGGATAAAACTTCAGGTGGTCTCACTAAAGGCGACCTTTTTCAGGATGATGGCCGCATTAAAAGTCGCGCTCAGTCTAGCGCAGCCAAACGCAATCCAGCCCTCAAGGCGTGGAGAGAGGCGGTGGAAAAGGCGGGCGGCATGAAAGAAGATAAGAAATTCAAGCCCATCAAAAAGGGTTCGGTGGTTTACAAAAAGGCAAAAAAAATCTATAATAAGCAAAAATAGGTATAAATTTCAATTAAATTCTAAAGTAATACTAACACAAAAATGAATAATAATACCCGGTCAGTGAAAGTTAATAATCGTCCAGGTAAAAAAGAAAAGAAGGCCATTACAGTCTGGCGAGAATGTGTCCGGCGCGCGAAAAAAAAACTTGAGAGGGGAACGGACAGTTGGGGCATCCTCAGCGATAAAGTCCTAAAAGAGGCTATGACGAGCTATTGTGCAATGGGATACTAAAAAAATAAAATATTTTCTTATACTAAAAACAAAATCAAATAATGGTCGCGAACTCTCCAACCAAGTATTTAAATTCCAAGGGACGCCGGATTTTCCAGGGCGCCAAAGGTGGCTTTTTCGCCCGTGCTGCTGACGGGAAGAAGATCTACAAGCCAAAGGCTGCGTTTCGCAAGGTGGGTGGCGAAGGCGCCCAGGTGAAGATCACCAAAACGCGCAACAACACCACTAATATTCCCTCCCCGCTGCGCCCAAAACTCACCAGGGCAGCCGGCGTAAAATCATACCGAACTGCCCTGGTTGGTCGCAAGGTCCGCGCCAACAAAGGCGTCGCCCGCGGTGTGCGCTCGGGTACCCTCCAGCGCCGTATGAACGCCGCGGCTGCCCGTCGTCGCGTAGCCCTGGCTCGTCCCCGCAAGGTCCGCGCCAACAAAGGCGTCGCCCGCGGTGTGCGCTCGGGTACCCTCCAGCGCCGTATGAACGCTGAGGCTGCCCGTCGTCGTGCGCGTTCCGCAGCCCGTCGCGTTGCGGGTCCCGTGGTTCGTAAGAAGCGCGCCAACGCCGGTGTGAAGCGCAAGACGCGCACACCCACTGAGGCTGCCCTGTACCAGATGATTTTTGGTCCAGAGAAGAAAGCCATCACCGCCCTGAAAGCCATGATTGTGTCTCCGGGTGGCACCACCTACCGCTCCAAAGCCGCCGCCACGCGCGCGCGCAAGAAGCGCGTCAGCCCCAGCCGTAGCGCCGCTGCTAAACGCTAGATAAAAAAAAACAAAAACAAAAAATTTTAAAATTTTTACAAATTTTAAAATTTATTTTATTTAAAGAATTGAGGTGTAAGTAAAAGGGGAGAAAAAAAAATGGATATTACCCTAGAAAATATAATAGACCATAAAAAACTTTCGGCTAAAGAAATTGAAAACGAATGGGAAAAAGTTTTTAGTTATCAAAAGAAATTTAAATTTCAAAATAAAAATTCATTTGTGGGAAATAAAATTATTTATCATTTCATGCTTAAACATTTGGTCGAAGTTAAAAAAATAAACGGAAAAAGTTTGGTTGAAATTCTAGAAAATCCCGAACTCAAATCAAAACTTTCCGAACAAATGGAAAAACGAAACCGAACCGGAACCATGCCCAATAGAATGTTCGAGTGTTGGAGAATAAACACCGGCGCCGTAGTTTTTTTCAAGGTTTCCCAAACTATTTATATTTATACTAAATTTGGGGCCACTAAAGTTCTTGATCCCACCGCGGGCTGGGGCGGGCGAGCGATTGGAGCAGTCGCGTGCGGTATTGAGTATACAGGTATAGAAACCAATATTAATCTTAGACCGAGTTACGATGAGATGCTAGAAGGGCGCGGAAATATTAAAATGATCTGGGAAGATTGTTTGGCGGTTGATTTTTCGAAATTGGATTTTGATTTTGTTCTCACCAGTCCACCATATTCCAATACTGAAATTTATCAAGAAATGACCCCGTGGAGAAACAATGATGATTTTCATATAAACTTTTTAATCCCCTTAATTACAAAATGCCGTAAATATTGTAAAGGTAAAGTTTGTATCAATATCAGTCCTCAGTTATATAAACAGTTAACCCAAAAACATGGATATGAAAAAGCGCCCGAAACCATTGATTTAAAAGAGCAAAAAAATGGTAAAGTGCCGGATAATATTTATATTTGGAATTGAAACCCGGATACTTTCACGGACTCCTCGTCCTCGCCCTCATCGGGAATATTAAATTGAAATCCGTGAAGTCTTTGTGGTTCGAAAACTTTCATCTGGCACAACTTCCACGTCAGTCCGAATTTTTTATTCATGTAGTAAATACTGCTCAATTCTATTGTGGAAACCCCTGTAAACCCTTTATAAAGACCTTTAGAAGCTTCCGAAGTTATATTATTTTCATTTACATCAAAAATAGTTGGTTTAATAATTCCGTCTGAGTCAGTATCTACTTTCACTCGGAATTTGGGGTCGTATGAACCAGAAGGAGTTTCTTTAATATTTGAGTTGAATATATTTTTAAGATTAATATCACTTTGAGCTACTCCAAAAATTTCTATACTATTTTTTTTAATTTCACTAAAAATAAATTCTTCGAGCTTTTTAAGAAAATCATAAAAATTTTTAGTATAACCGCCGTCTTGATTCCACCCCGCAATGGAAAAATCTATATTCCATTTGGTGGGTCCAATTTCTGGGGTGAATCCCGAAATTCCAAAGGGCATATACATTTTGGGAATTTGAAAACGGATAGGTTTACCTGTATTACCATAGGATAGAGTATTCCGTTTATTGTAGTAATCACTTACTTTAATATCTCGATGTATATCAATTTCATTAAATTTCATTATATATATATATTTATGAGCGTTGGGTAACTTTAAGTTGTTTTTTTTTAGGACGAACAAGATTGACAAGGTTCCAAGGTAAATTGAATCGCCTTGGATTTTGCTTTTGATCGTAGGTAGTACATTCCAGTTTTAAGTCCCGCTTTCCACGCGTACATGTGCATAGACGATAATTTTGGAACAGTGGGATTTTCTATAAATAAATTAAGACTCTGGCTCTGATCAATAAAACACCCACGATCCCGAGCCATATCAATTAGTGTTCTTTGACTAATTTCCCAAACTGTTTTGTAAATACCTTTGATATCTTGCGGAATTTCTTCGATGTTTTGAATTGAACCCCCTAAAGCAATCATTTTTTCCTTCATTTCCAAAGACCACAATCCTAAATTTTGAAGGTCCTTCACTAAATATGTATTCACCACAACAAATTCTCCCGCCAACGTGCGGCGTAAATAAATATTAGTGGTGTAGGGTTCTATACATTCATTGTTGCCTAAAATTTGGGAGGTACTCGCCGTAGGCATAGGCGCAACCAGAAGACTGTTACGCAGTCCGTGGACTTTAAGGGACTGTTTGAGAGTTGTCCAATCCCAAAGTCCACTGAATTGAGGTTTTTCCCATAAATCAAATTGTAAAAGTCCTTTGGACGCAGGGGATCCCTTAAAACTTTCATAAGGGCAGTCCTCTTTGGCTAATTGAATACTTTCTTCGAGGGCGCCGTGATAAATAGTCTCAAAAATGGCGATATTCATTTGTTTAGCTTCTGGGCTATCGAAAGGTATCCGGCACATAATAAACACATCTGCCAGCCCCTGAACTCCAATCCCAATAGGGCGGTGTTTTCTATTGGATCGTTCCGCCGTTTCCACGGGATAATAGGTGACATCAATTACTTTGTTTAAATTTCTGGTTAAAATTTTAGTATTTTCATGGAGTTGCTGGTAATCAAATTGGTGTGTATCACCGGGATTGACAAATTTAGAAAGGGCCAGAGATCCTAAATTACAGACCGCGGTTTCATCTTTATTGGAGTATTCAATAATTTCTGTACAAAGATTGCTCGATTTAATAATTCCTAAATTCTTCTGATTTGATTTTTCATTACATGAATCTTTATAAAGCATATAGGGCGTTCCGGTTTCGGTTTGAGATTTAAGAATGGCAAGCCATACTCTGGACGCCGGGAGGGTATTAACGGCGCGACCCTCTTTTTCGTATTTTAGATAGAGTTTTTCAAAATCTTTGCCGTATACATCGGCGAGCCCCGGCGCACTATCTGGACTAAAAAGGGACCACTCTCCTCCAGACTCTACGCGCTTCATAAAGAGGTCCGGAATCCAGAGAGCGGTAAAGATATCCCTGGTTCGAGCTTCTTCGTCGCCCTGGTTTAATCTCAGCTCCAAAAACTCCATAATATCTCCGTGCCACGGCTCCAAATACACGGCAAATGAACCTTTGCGTCTCCCCGCCTGGTTCACGTACCGCGCGGTTGCGTTGAACACTCTCAACATGGGGATGATACCATCGGAAACGCCATTGGTTCCGCGAATAAGGGACTTCCTGGATCGAATGTTGTTGACGTGAATTCCGATACCACCCGCCCATTTACTGATTAAAGCACACTCCTTAATCGTATCATAAATTCCATCAATACTATCATCTTTAGCAGCAACTAAAAAACAACTGCTCATTTGAGGACTGGTGGTCCCAGAATTAAAAAGAGTGGGTGTCGCGTGGATGAAATATTTAGCACTCATTTTTTGATAGGTTTCAATGACCGCGCGAAGGGTTCCCCCTTTGTGGATTCCGCACGCCACTCTCATCCACATAAATTGGGGAGTCTCCACAATGATATTTTTTATTTTCAGGAGATAACTTTTTTCCAGCGTTTTAATTCCAAAAAAGCCAAGAACATAATCATTTTCGTTAATTATTTCCTTATCCAGACGTTTTTTGTGGACATTTATAAACTCCCATACGCCTTCATCAATAATTCCGTGTTTATAAAGTTTTTCCATGGAGCCAGAAAATTTATCAGGGGCGGTTTTTTGAATATTACTGACCGCAATGCGTGTAGCTAAAATTTCATAATCCGGGTGTTCGGTTATCATTCCAATACAAATCTCAGCTGATAAAATATCAATATCGTGGGTTTTTATTCCATCATACATAGACGAAAAAACTTTTTGAGCTACTTTATCAGCGCGAATCGTAGAAGAATCCAAGCCGGTGGTGAGACTTGAAATTCTAGCTGTCACTCGATCAAATTTCATATCATAACGACGGCCGTTTCTTTTTATGACCTTCATTTTTTTTTTTATAATTAATATAATTGAAATAATTAATTTCGGCAATTTTTATTGCGAATGACAACGGGTCCGCCGAGCTCTCTCCGTCTATCAGTCTGAAGAAAGTAAGTGTTTACAAAAAAAGGACCAACCTGTCCCGCTGGTGTGATTGGGGGATAGGAAGCTATAAAACACTTGGGCGGTTCGCAAGCCGGCGTATATTGAAACTGGGGAATGTTTTTAAATGGAACATCTAGGGACTGAGGAAAAGGTGAAGCAATCATTTTATATTATTCACTGACTTTTTTTTTCATTTTATAATATTAAACAATGTCTACATTTTCAGGAGATATTCTCACGTCCATCAAACAATGCCCAACTCCCCTGAACACTTTATTCTTTTCGGAGTTCAACCAAAAACTTTTGCAACAAGCTATACGCCAACAATTCTATAACAAATATAACCTCAAAATCGACTATCAAAAAAAAGATGATCTGATTGCTCTGATGAGAGCGATGTTTATAGGAAATTCAGCTAATCCCTACGGGGACGTGTGTGTCCAAGTAAAATTCATTAACGGAAAAGTAATCGACCACGCCGTATCGCAGATGAGTACTTCAGTATCGCAATTCTATGGATACGTTAAGGACATTAACACACCAATCAAGCCAAATCCACTGCCCGTGAATACAGGAACCTACGG